AACACGCACAGGGTCAGGACAATGCTCAAGCATATCCCCAAGTATAGCTGTATCAAACTCTTGATCGGCAAAGGGAAGGTTATGAGCATCAGCCTGTACAAAGTTAGGATGGTTATACACATCCAAATCAACATGAGTAGCACGATCACCAAATCCACAAGGGTCCTCCCCACATCCAATGTTAACTATCTTCCCTTTTGCGAACATTAACTGGTACTCTAGTCTCTTGCTCAATTTTATTCTCCTTATCATCCAAGTCTTTCTGCTTTGCGGGGCATGGGTTAATTCGAATACATATGTTTAGATCATTCATACCGGGGCAACCAACATCTCTACAGGAAGTCATTTCTTAAATCTCCTATCAAGATAATCCCTAGCCTCCACTATTTCCTCTCTAGTTAAATGAGAGGTCCAGACGTTTGATTGGTATTGCCCACTCCTCCCCTTGTACCACATACTTTGTAAGTCTTTGATCCTCCAATTTATATCAAACGATTCGCAATGATTGTAGATATACGACCCCTTAAATGGTTGGAAAATCGTAAAATCAACATCATCAAACTGTGCCTCAAAACAAAGTTGTGCCGTATCATCCACGGTTTCCCGAGATTCAGAAGGTAGACCAACAATAAAAAAACCTTTGACTCTAATATCGTGACGATGCAAAAGCCGAACTGCCTTCTTGATTGTTTCAACGTCCTCCCCCTTGTTGATAATCTTTAATATCTTATCTGAACCAGACTCTACCCCCATGCCAACTTCAACACAACCGCTGCTAGCCATACGGTGAACAACATCATCACCCAAACGTAAGAGCATGTCAGCACGAACAAAAGCACGCCATTTAGCCCCCCAATTTTCAAGGAACTGCATAATTGCACACACACGGTAAGCATCACAGATAAAAATATCGTCGAAAAACATAAAAGCATTATATCCATAGTCATTCCTCAAGATACTTAGCTCTTTGATAACATCTTCCGCAGAATGCAACACAACCTTGCCAGCAGACTTGCAACAGAAAGCACATGAGTAAGGACACCCCCTAGAAGTCATGACAGAAGTAGCTTCGATACCATCTATCTTGTAAGAGTAGGCACTAAGGTCTATAGCACCCCTATCTGGCAAGATATAACCACTATAAGGTATGGAAATACGACTGCTGCCTGTCTGCATGGCAACTGGCAAAGCCAATTCCCCATGCCCCATAACCACGGAATCGAAACCAGCATCCTCACAAGATTCAGGGTCTACCGTAGCATGAGGACCGCCAATAATAACTTTAGACTTCGGGTTATCTTCACGAATATTCTTGAGTGCTTTCAAAGCTAATGGAAACTGAGGTGTTGTGGCAGAGATGCCATAGAAAGAAAAGCCACTCGGTATATCTTCAATTCGTTCATCGTGAACGTGTGCCTGTATCCCTTGGGAATCTAAGGCCGCTTTGAGATAAAGTATGCCAAGTGGGGGGAACACCCTCTCATCTTGCAAAAAAGGAGAGGGTAAAGAAACCAGACAAATTGTTTTGGTCATCCAATCAACCTTTCCCTTTTACCCTCCCAAGTCAAGGAACAGAAGTCAAGATGCCTACACCGTACCTGAGTGTCAACATGAATAGGAATACCAGTGTTTCTTACTTTCTCAAAGAAATAGAAATCTTCCGACACACCATCAGGTTCTCTACCCTGAGTCCATAAGAAGTAAGGGTCTTCCAACCGATCAAAGACCTTCATGTCTATGAGACAGCATCCAGCACCTACAACAATATTCGGATGGGAAAACAAAGGAGTTGAGTCTAGTACTTCCGGCATAACGGGACAATACCTAGCCCCCGGTGTTTTGCTTTGTTCTATCCAGACTCCCGGTGCTTCATGCTTGCTCCCGTAGACACCACAGACAATAGGCAAGTGCCAATTCCACAAACGAATTAAACCATCATAGGGAACACACACATCAGAGTCAAGAAAAAAGATATGGCTTGCTTGCATTCTTCTAGCTTGGGAAACAAGATCACATCTTGCCCTGTCGATAGGCAAGCCACGATTGGAAATGATTGTAAAAGGAACAGGCGGTTGCAGTATTTTAAGCTGAACCGCCCAATCAAAAGTAACTATCCCGACATTGGGGATTGCTACGACTATAGCCTCTTTAGGAGATAGGTTCTCCCACGCGCCAATACCCGGCATTCTTTACCCCTTATTTACCCGCCGCAAACCAGTAGACAAGACCCGAAGCCGATGCAGTGCCTATCCCGGTATGCGTGTAAATATCAACGCAATGGCCGGAAAACACTACTGCTCCACCATCTAACCCAGAAGTTCGAGTCGCACCCCCAAGTTGTATGGAAGCGAAGACTATACTAGAGAGTCGAGTGGAAACTGCCAAGGCCCCACCTGAAGTTGCAACTGAACCAGTATCAAAGCGAAGAAGACCATCGGCACCGGATGGGCCGATGTAAGACTCATTGTATTTGCCACCTATGGCAAACCCTGAGCCGTAGACGGAGATACCGTCATGGTGAGTTAATCCCATATTATCCTCCCATTCGCACCTAAAGGCAGGGGGCCGTTAAGCCCCCCACGATTAGAAGGTTTATACTACTTTTTCATTCCTTTCATCATCGGCATACCTTTGGGCATACCTTTTTTCGAGCCACCTTTAGGCCCCTTGCCTTTCGGCATTCCTTTCTTTTTCATTAGATGTTACCTACCCCCGGCGTACCACAGATACCCCGCCAACCGGAGAACCCCTTGGTGAACCTCATGTATGCTTTGAACTTGGCATCACCAGTTTCAAAATCATCACCGTTGTCAAATGACAGAGCTTCCCGCCAGAAGAACCGCAGATAATGATCTTCTTTGCCTGTCATGAGGAACCATGCCGAGTTGGAAGTCATATAGTCACCTATCATATACGACAGGCCCTCTTCTTTCAAAGAGTTGACTTCATTGTCAGCGGTATGAGGCTTATACTCGCTGTTCAGGAGTTCCCTCGCCATCCATTTAAGATGGTAGGGGATCAGGAGAATACGAGGTTTGAGGAGAATCGGCATATCCTTATCGTCGGTTGTCGCATTCATCAACTCAATCATGGCCTGAAGAGAGGTAATGGAAAGATCGGCATCCGTAGTCAGACGGTTAGGATAAGGGCCAGAACCGGGAGTTCTCGCCACGTTAGGGTGAACCAGAGATACAAGAGGCTGTCCGTCCAGCCCTGTATGCGCCGCAGAGAATGCATTGTTGATTGTAGCCCATGCATTGACTTCTTCTGTTTGATGCGCCGAACGAGAGAGAAGAGACGGCATCCTTTTGATGATGTTGTGCTGGTCATCCATGAAGAGTTCATGAGTGACCCTAAACCCCAGAGCATAAGCTACCGGAGTATAAGTCACCAATTCCCCCTGAACAGGATCATCAAAGGTGATAGGCTGTCCTTCTTGCTTCTCAACCATGGGGCCAAGACCCGTTACCTCGGTGTCTTGTTCATACGCCCTGCTTGTGTTCTCCACCGTGAAAATCTCAGGGTAGGATTTGGGCCGCATGTTATATTTCTCAAAGAATATCTCATGCAGCACCGGCAAAAGCAAATGTGAAAACGCGGATTTTCTGCTTGACATAACCCCTCCTTACAGTGCCATTGCTACAGGAGAGGAAGTGTTAAGCCAAATGTTGTTCACCAACTGGCAAGTCGGCGCTAACATCTGGAATAAAACCCTCCCATAAAAAGTAGGCACAACATCTTGGTCGAAGAACCCAAGGACGCGCACCATGCCTGTTGAAACATTAGCCCCACCCTTGTTTTTATCAACATACGTCCTGCCGCTTAAAGATGTAAGCCCGTAAGTCTGGAACAAGTCAAGTGCCGCCGTCTGAGCTAAAGCCGAAGTAGCCCCATGCCCTACATTAGCGCAAAACACCGTGTCAGGAGTTGCAAGAAACACCCCAACGAAGTTAGATGTTGCGCCTTCTGCATCATCTGCCGCAAATCCTGCGATGCCATAACCGGAAGCATTGGTACCTGCTCGTGTGAGGCCAATCCTGCTACCCACAGCACCGGACATTGACACCATTTCCCCTGCCTTGAAATCTTCGCTCGCGCTCAACTCAGGGAAATACCAGAGAGGTACACACCCTCCGTTCAAGAAGGATACCGGACCCGCCCCCACAAGATTCGTAACGGAAGACCCCGCTGAGTTCTTCCTAGACATAACAACCTCCTAAATTATTCTTCGAATGTTTTTACACCATATTTATCAGCTTGTTCCTTGAACTGTTCAGCAGCAGCTTTTGTTTGGCGCTTGCCTAACGATTCTTCTTTGGCAATGCGCCGTTCATGTTCTGCTTTGGGAATCCTACCCAAGACCAAATCTCCGAATTCAGTATCGGGGATCATCTCATACCCTTGAGCTTTACGTTCCCGCATATTGCGAGGTTGGATGTTGAGAGCACGATAATGATACTCTTCAGGGTCTTTCTTAAAAGGTTCGAACGGGTCAAATTGCTTGGAAGCTATCGTAGGTTCTTTCACAGGCTTTGGATTGCTAATCCTAGCCCCATCAGGAAAGAACAGTGAGATGCTGCCATCCTCATTCTTTTTACCGGGTCCGACACTTTTCACCTGTCACCTCCAACCTTAGCCTTCTGAACCGCGTATTTCTTGAAAGCCTCTTCTCTTGAAGCACCGGGATAAAACGAAAGCGCAACTCGTTTTTCTTCTGCCGAAAGATCGGGTAGGTCTTTGCCTTGGCTAAGATCATCCGATTGTGTAGCACCTTCAAGAGAGCCTTCTATTTTACGCTGAGAAGTTTTTTTATATTTCTCAATGACCTGTTTCTCGAATTCATCGGAGTCAAAATGCAAACCCTTAACCATCTTAAAGACCTGAGCCACTATGCCGGGTTGCGTCTTAAGGCCCGGTTGCATATTGATGATCTTATCCACGTCCTGTTCATACTTAACAAACTCAGGATCAGACCTGAAAGGTTCTTTTTGCTGGTTATAGATGAACTCAAAGATCGGTGCAACAGCCTGCCCAACTTCTTTTTTCAATACCTTCACAGGTTCTCGGAAAAAGAGTTGTTCAATATCTTCCTCTTCACCGGCCTGTTGCTGTATCTGTTGCGGCTGTTGGGTTTGCAGTGCTTCCAAGCTGCGCTTAGTGTCCGCTAATTCTTGGCTTTTGCGGGTAAGCTCACTTTGTGCCGCACTGTACGATTCTATCAAATCTTCTTGTGTCTTGAACTTACCAAGAATAAGTTCCCCTTGACCACCTTGCCCCAAGGCTGAATCATCAGTTATCTCTAAGCTAAGATCGTCTGTATTGTCGCTCATATTATCCCTCTACTCCTTCTAATTTGTCAAGCACTATTTGTGGTATATCACAAGCAACCATCAACTTGTCGAATCCCCCAAGGTGGAAATCAGGCGAAGACCCTGAACGAGCATTAGCTACGGCTTTAGTAAGGCATCTCGCCTTCTGGTCCTCTAGCTCCTCCAAGCATTTCTGCCATGCCGGGGATTTGATTAAATCCTTCAGCAATTGCACCAATTCCGTCTTGTCCATTCATACCTCCCATCATGTTTGGTCCTTGTCCATATGCCTCCTTAACAACTTCAGGTAGATCAGGAACATAATTTGAAATATCCATCTTTTCAAATGAACGTACCAAATCTTGAGCCATATTGTAATAAGAACGTATTACCCCGAATACAAATTCTTTCAAATCAGGGGGCATCTGTACTTGAGGAGACATTACGGCGGAAAGCAACTGTATCATCTGCGAGAAGATTTGGCCCAACTGTTGAAGCAACATAAGATTCGATTGCTTTTCTATTTCTTTATTCACACTGAGAGATGTAGCTGTACAAGCCACTGAATAGTTTTCCCTGAAACCATCAAACTCCAAGTCTGGGAGTCCTATCTCTTCGAACTCTCCGTTGCCACCATCCACAAAGAAAACTTTCTCTTTGCGATATTGCATATAAAGCTCTAAAACTTGGTAAGCAAATTCCTTAATGCCTTGTCTAGAATTATTAATAACCAAGTCAAAGTGACGCCCCGATTCCTGAAGCAAGGCCAGAGTACCGGTAGCAGTTGCTCTACTCTTCATGGTAGAGCTTTCCTTGCCTAGTGTGTAGTCAGTTACTTTTGTTCTCCGCTCATGGTAGTCCCGCAATAGAGAATGGAGGACAAAGTTAGATTGGTGGACCTCCCCTAAAGAAAATTCCTGCAAATCTGTGATATCGTCCAATTCGAATTTCTTGCCAGGATAGATATCGCCAAGGTCGTTCTTGCCTGTCCCTCTCCTATGCTTAAAGCATTTGACATTAGCAATAGTCATGTTGTCAATCGTCTGGTTGAATGCTGTATTTATGGCATCCGACAAATGCTCGCTTTGTTCACATATCCCTTTGCCATAGACCCTCTTAGATCGAGGTTGATACACGTTCTTGATAAATGGCCTACGCCCATGTAGGTAAGGAAAGTAAATCCACCTCAAAATGGTCCTACTCTCCTTGTGCAAGGTTAAGACCGTTCTCTCTGGATACCCATCACCGTCTATGTCATAGTCAAGATGAACCTCAAACAATGTGAATTCACCTAAGATAGAAGTCCTCTTACTATCTTCTATCGTCTCCTTAAGCCCCACCATATCGGAGCCATTATCAGGATCAGCAGTCTGGGGGTCTTGTCTCCCCTTCAACTTCTTGGCATTTTTATAGATGCCTTGCGCTTCTTTAGACCTTAACTTATTCCAGTCAGTTTTAAACCGTTGGGCTACCCAAGGCGAAGTCTGAAGATCAACTGCATTAATAGGGAATATTAAATCCTCAATAGCTACTATATCTGCTTTGGCATCGTCTATCTCAATGAATCTATCAGGCCCTACCTTAATCCTGTCAACACACCAATAGGGTTTCAGGAAACTAGTACCCATCTTATTCTTTTCGAGCAACCATTGAGCGCCGATATCATAGAGGTCTATGACATTTAAAAACACCTGCTCCAAGAACCTTTCTATTTGTGCGCTGGTATCCTTATTGGCCCCTTTCTTTTTAGGCTTGACTTGGACATAAGGATGAATGCTAAGTAGAGTATTCACCTCACGCGAATGGATAGTCTCAACAGCGATAGCAGATAACGGCAAAGAGATATTGCTTGCCCCCTTAAACGGAAAGTCTTTCGTCTCAGGCAATATTTCTTCATACTGCTTAATCCACTTTTCCCACCGCTTAGAGAGCTTAGTCCTGTCCTTGAGCACCGTGGATATTTCATCGCACACATAGTCCAGTACCTCTTTTTCCATCTTAGAGGAAACCTTGACAGCAAGATCATCCATCTTTCAAACCCCTTATTTCAGGTATATGTAGAGGGTTCCTGAAGGGCAACACCTACAAAACAGGCTGTCCATCCACTTACCGTCCAAGTCCATTATCTGACTTTGGCCTGAAGTCTCGGCTTTCATTTCAAGATAAACAGCACCGCTAGCTATGCCCTTAGATATAGCGAGAGATGAAGTCGATGAAAGATCAGGCTGCATCCAATAAAACCTTTCAACCTTGACATTACCATTCGAGATTAACTCGTTCATGGTACCTGAAGTTACGATAATTGGGTTAGCCCCTGTGATGCTACTCCCGTTCATTTCATCCTCCTAGTGATACTGGAATGCCCCTATATCAGGTGTTGAGTCACCCGCCACTGAATACCCATCAAAGTCTTGCGTTAATCCTACGTTAGTCCCTGCATTTATTGCCGCCGATCCACTTTGCAATCTCAAATCTCCTGTAACCGGATCAGAGAATAAAGGATTATAGCTGTCTTCATCATTGTTAGATTTAGTTGCGCTACCAGCACAGTAAAAGGCATTAGACGCATTGACAGTCGAATAAAAAATATTGTTCCTCGCTGTTAATGTGGCACTCGCATTGTCAAGACATATAGCGCCATTAGCATACTGATAAATAGTATTATTGTAAACAGTATTCCCGGTATGGTTGGCTGTTGGCCCTGCATATATAAATGATCTAGCATTCGACACAACATTATAATAAACCTGATTGTTGCTAGACCCCCCGCCTCCTTCTTCGTAGAACTCCAAGAAACTACCTTGGCCCCCATAAGACCTATTGTATCTAATTATATTATTGTCAGACCCGTTAATATCAAAACTGTAAGCGGCAGTCGGGTTGTTAAAAGTGTTGTACTGGAATGTCGATGAACTATCCCCAAACTTGAAATATATAACTTGGTCATAAGTGATGTTTTGCCCAATATTATCAAACGCATTATATTCCACAAGCCATTGATACGCCCTATTCGTAGCATCTAACCCTGTATAGATACCCATCGTGGACCAATCAAAAGTACAATTTCTAACTATATTACCTTGAGAGAATGTACCAGAAGCAGATATACCATACCCCGCTTGAGTTATATGCAACCCATCCAATATAATATAGCTTCTGCCTGAGAGCGCAACGGACCTTGCCCTATAATTACCCACAAGTTCTGTAGCCCCCGGCGAATGCCCCACATTCACATAAAGTGTCCCAGAAAGTAAGGCTCCCGATGTACCTGGACTGCCTGAATAGGGGAAATAATATTGACCACTGTTGAGAGTTGTATCAGTATCCTTTGCCAAAGGAGTGCCATCATCCAATATTCTTGCGTTACCGCTTCTATCCACCCATAAACTTGTTGTTTTATAATAGGTAGTCCCACTAAGAAGAGCCCACCCACCGGCAATATAGTTGCCCCCACTAATAATCGGCTTATCACCAACACCATACGCACCATAGGTAATTTTTGAGCCACTTGTACCATTTGACGGAGGGATTAACTCTGCTTGCCACATCCCATCACGTTTAAAACCTACACTTTGACCGGCAGACAAACTTGTGGCATTCACCTTAGCTATAGTTTTCCAAGGTAAGGCAATCGTGCCGGGGTTAGCATCATTACCCGCTGTTCCCGAGTCTACATAGTAAGTATAAACAGGGTCTGGATCAGGCTCAGGAGGAGGGTCGGGGTCAGTACCTAATATCTGCCAAGCCCCGCTTACATAGACTTTAGTAGTCGGGATTTTCCAACCACTTGTGAAATATACCCTTAAAGGCGCTATCTTCCAGCCATTTACAGTGCGCACTTTGATGCCTGTAACCCCTAGAGTTTCCTCAACTGCCCTAACTGCATCGGCACAAGCACCGTTAGTGCTGCTCCCGAAAGTAACTATTTCAACCTTAGTCGGGTTTAAATAGTTCCCGAGCAAATTCCATTGGCTGCCATTAACTGTCTGGTTCACAATCACGTCATCGGTAAGACCACCGTTATATGTCACCCTATAAGTAACAGAAGTAGGTCTAGCCGACATAGCTTGCCACCATGCATAAACATTAAAAGTGCCTGTCACAATATTAAAAGGCCAAGTAAAAGTGCCACTATATGAGGCTAAATAGTTTGCCCCATAATAACCGGGGTAAGAAGTGGATGTTACCCAAGTCCCTGTTGACGTCACACCAGCAGAGGTATTATCCATTATCTGAGAAGTGCCTGTAAGTTGGGCTACACAAGCTGTTGCGCTAGTGGAAGTCCCTCCCCCCAAGCCATTACAACCCCAAGTCCAAGGACCGGTACCAGTAAAACTAGCAACCGTTCCAGCAGCGCAAAGATTTGGGCTTGTATCGGTAAGTCCAGCAAAATATTGGCCGTTTGCTGTCCCACAAGCCCCATCCACAGGAGTCTCAGGAGCTAAACTATAATCAATTGTTTTAACGCTAGTACTAGGTGCATTATGGTTGTCTCCGTCTGCTGTGGATGAAGTGTCTTTTAATGCGAAATAGATTTTATTGTTATTTGTTTCAGTGCCAACTGGTAAGTCAAACTGAGTGAAGCTGATTCTCTTCCAACTATTTGGCCTTCTAAAAGAATTAGTAGTAGAGTATCTATTGTATTCAGGAACAATAGTATTTGCCGAAGACCAATTTGCATTAGTGATCGGCGATGTAGACCAGCGAATTTCATGCTTTGAATTTGAATTATCATTATAAGTTGCAAAACTGAGATCATCAAAACCAACTTGCCATTTACCAGTTGCCGTGAAATACCCTATCCACATATTATTAATTGACACTTCATTCTCTGTGTTAGGCTCCGGATAAACGCGCGCTTCATCCATAATCCAAGAAGTTGCTTGATTCTGTGCATACGGTATATCTATGTAGTAGCCAAAAAAATACTGATAATATGGATGAGTGGGGCCAGCAGGATCATTAACGGGTGAGTCATCCATGCCCCTTTGATGAGAAGGATGTTTATCTAGCAAAACGTGTAACCATACACCGCTAGGCACATTTAGTTGATGATAATAATGTTGCCCATCTGCTTCTTTTGGGCAATCTTCGCCTCCAATGCCACCCCCCGGCCAACAAAGGTATGTCCCTATTTCTACATTATAGTTATCGGGGTCACTAGTAAGCAGCCCTGAATTATCCAAACCTGAGAACTTGATATACTGACTCCACCTATTTGTATTGGCATCAGCATACCCCATTGTCCCCCAATTATTGCCTGTTACAAACCACCAACAGGCTTGTTTGTCTGTGCCAGTGTCATATATTCTTAATGCCGCACCGGTCGATGTGGACGGCGCGCGATCCGTAGTAATTATTGAAGCTTGCGGGTTTGTGCCATAATCTGTTTTCTGGAAGGACCTTGGGTACCAATCTCCGCTCATATATTGGCCGCTGTCCTGAGTCCATCCATCGTGACCATAACTTGTTACATCATCACTCCACGTCCACCCCGGCCAAGTATGGCTGGAAGCTCCACTTTCGTTGAAATCGTATATACTGGTAGCTGCATTCGAATCTATTGCTAATAACAGCACTAGTAAAATTAAAACAAGTATTTTAATTCTCATTTTATAAAGAACCTCCATACCAGTTATCTATATTATAACTTGCGTCAATTCCGACCCCAATATAATTGCCAGTGTCATAGTATACCCCACCGGAAGCTGTTTTTGTAATATCAGCAGCCCTCGAATCCCAAGAACTAACTGAATCAGGGATATTGGCTGTAGTATTTTTCCAAACTCTTAGAGTTGTTTCTGCCCCTGTCCCTGTCAATGTCATAGCGACAGTATCTCCCTCAGCAATAGTCAGCGCACTTGCGCCCCCCATATCCGCTAACCAACCAGTAGAACTCCCTCTTGAGAAGTAAACGTCGCCACCATTCAAAACAACCCCAATGTAAAATCCATCAGATGCTGTACCAGTAGAGCGGAAAATGCACCCTCCATCAGGGTCACTTGATGCAATTGTGAATTTACCGTATTGATTTACCCCACCAACCGCCGTGTTGTATTTAGCATAACTCCCTGAAGCAGCGCCAAATGTAGCAGAACCATTCCATACGGAAGCCCCCCACAAATCAGACCAACGAGAAGTCAGGGGGTTTGTGCTAAAGTTGTCACTTAAATCTACAGCTGTGCCAGCAGCAACAGGAATGGGGCCTGGAATGGGCAAGGCCATACTACCGTTCATTATTCCCCTAGTGAAACCCATTTTTATAACCCCGTAATATCAACCCATATATCCCCAACAGCAGGGCTACTTGGCTGAGTTGCACCAACTGTTATCTTGGAAGTACCAGCTAGAACCGTAGAATTAAGAGGGGTATACCCATAAAGAGTGTCTATGTCAGTTGATGTAGCCGCTGAAACAGTACCTGAGCCATTGGCTTTTAAAACCCCGCTAGTCGTACCCGCACCACCCCTAGCGGCAGCAACCGTACCGGATGAAAGGTTACTGGCATTCAAGGTAGTAAGAGTAGACCCATTTGTCGTGGTCGATAATACCCCTGTATCTATCCTAAGAATACCAGTACCCGTCGCATTCGTAAGAACCTTTCCAGTCGTCCCACTGTATAAGGGAATTTGGCCGCTTGTAACCGATGAAGGCAAATTTGTCAAAGGCATCCTAGCATCTAAGGCTGTCTGCAAATCTGTTTGCTGTGAAAGCGTACCAGTGATGCTACCCCAAGTCCCACCACCACCACCGCCCTGAGCCGCTACATAAGATACCACCGCAGCTTGAGAAGGCACTTTAGTGTTTGAGTTCGCCGCCATATTTGCATCAGTGTCAAGATAAGTAAGCGGCATCTGCGCCACGTTTGAAACATTGCCAAGGCTTACATCCGAAGCAGAAATAGAGATATTGGAAGACAAAGCATACCCATTGACAGTTCTTGAAGTTGGGACTTTCGCGGCCAAAGCTGAATTAAGGTCCGTCTGAAAAGCTAAAGTACCTGTGATGCTCCCCCAAGTTAAAGCAGGAGTTTGGGATTCCACAAAAGTTTTAACCGCCGCTTGAGAAGGCACCCTAACATCAGAGTTAGCCGTCATGTTGCTATCAACGTCCAAGTATGAAAGAGGGAGTTGAGCTACATTTGAAACATTGCCTAGCCCTATGTCAGATGCATCAAGGGAGATACTGCTTAAGAGAGAATACCCATTGACTGTGCTGCTTGTAGGCACCGCCCCTATGTCTGAAGGAGTTAAAACTATATTGGAGCTTAGGGCTTTGCTGTTAATTGTTCTGCTTGTAGGCACATAAGCACCTGTCACCAAGACGCTCCTAAGAGTACCTAACGTCACAACCCTGTCTCTTGTGCCAAGGCTTTTTGCCGGGTCATACAGAAAAGTATATGCATTGTCTGAGGGGTCAATGATAAAAGCGTACTCCGTGATCCTAGCCGCTTGTGCCATGCTACTAAATAGCAAGACGAATATAATCGGGTACAAGATTTTTAGCATCACATCACCTCATTCTAAACTTAGAGTTAAGTGCTACCCACGATTTTGCTAGTACGTCTGTCAACCAAACCAAGGGAATCGCAAGACTCCCCAAGTACCCAAAAGTAACTATTCTAGCGTTTAGTTGTGAGGCAATTGAATTCCAGTATCCATATGTAATGATGGAGTTGATCCCATAAGGATTGCCCGGCTCGCTAACCCACAGTGAATCATAGATTACATCCCCCTCAGAATCTAGCCAATCATCAAGGAACGAGTCTGTAATACCTCCCACTGAGATACCAGAGGGATAAGTCCCTTCATAGCCCCAACTTGCCAACAAATTAGGAATATCAGCAGAGGGAGCCGTCCACATGCATTGAGAAGCTATCGCCCTAGTATCGAATCCCATATCTTCCTGAACCTTGACTTCTTAGCCTCTTTGAGCTTGCCGACTTCCACACTGGCAAAAAACAACCTATCCATTTCCAGCTTACGAACATCTTGCACAAGTTGTACACACAAGGCATCACCTGAACGAAATACCCTACCCTCTTTGGCGTATGTCATTAGAACATTCATCCCATCAAGCAGGTCAAGCCCCTGTGCTTTGAGCCAAGAAACAAACCTCTCTTCTGAAAAATTATACTTCTGCAAGTATTCTTGTGTCATTACCCGCCTCTTATTCTTTCAGTATTGTTCACATTGTCTATCAATGACCACCAGGACGAATAGTTAGTCTCATCGGATTTAAGATAGAGCCTATTTGGGAGATACGTTTTGTCAATTTTTAAATCTTCCCAAGCAAACCATCTCAGTTGCCTGAGAGTATGCCCCACTGTTCCCGATGTTAAAGCAGCAGCATCATCTATGACATAGTTAGCTATGTTACCCGGTATGTTAGACACGGACGTCTGCAATCCGTTAATCCCAGATACATCGTTAGCTAAACCAGAAATGGCCGACAAAATCCCGTTCAACCCTGAGACTGCCACAGTGATACTTGCCAACGCGGAAACCTGAGTCATGATCGGGGAAAGACCCGAGACATTCAGGGGGTTCACCCCAAGGCCAGAAACCGCACCAAGAAGATTAGCCAACCCAGACACTTCCACCATACCACCAAAAGTAGTGGATGAAGCGGCAACCGTCCTAGCAGTATTCCAAACCTGTAAAGCCACCGCTGAAGTATTGGTTATCGCTGTTGCACCACTAACCGCAGCTAAGATAGGAGCAAACCCAGAAGCGACAGCCGTAGTAGTGCCTGAAGCCGCAACCAAGATACCCGGCAAACCGGACACATCATTTTTGATACCAGAAATAGCTACTATTGTTGGGTAAACCCCCGAACTTACTATACCCGCTATATTGGAAGTATTAGAAACCGTTTCAACTACACTCCCCGCCAATGTACCGGAGGCGGAATAAGTCCCTGTTTTACTGTTCCACACCTGATATGCTATAGACGAAACATCCACCGATACGGCAGAAGATGTAGGGTTCAATATGGTATCCACAACTGCTATCTGTGCCGAAGTATGAGTAGACCCCCATAACCCTACAAGTGCATTTGTGTGCGTACCGGGCCGCAAAACAACAGGGCCACTTGAAGCGGCTAGAATGCCGGGAAGCCCCGACACATCATTTTTTAAACCTGAGATTGCACTGAGGAGGTTAACACTGGAAAGGTTATAGCCGAGAATGGATTGATCCAAACTTCCAGAGTTGGCTGTTATCTTGATAAGCCAAGAATAGCAAGTCATTTCTGTTGAGGACAAAGCGGCCAAAGTATAGACCCCATCACCGGGAATACCCGATATCCGGCTCCCTAATGCAGCCCACGCCCCACCGTCTTTAGAGATAACCGCCGACAAAGCTGTAGCGGCATAACTCTTAGCATAGGTACCTGAAGCCGTAACCATTGGAAATGATAGGCCCGATAAAGGAGTTGCATAGAGCCATTGGTACATGTTGTCCTCCCTGAAAAAGTTCTTACTATTTTACAATATACCATACTAACAAGTCAATATCCTGTTCTTTTATTCCTAGATTCCAACAATTCCTTCTCGGCTTCTATCATGGCCTGAATCTCATTCTCGGTGTTAGGTCTACAGGGGTTGTCATTAGCTATATACTTGAGACAATTGCCACACCACATAGGCTTGCCATGCCGCCTTACATACAGAGAACCGTTTGGTACAGTAAGACAAACAATAGAACCTTCATAATCAACCTCAGAAAAACATGGGTTTAACTTACTATCTCTGAGGTAAAAAAACTTGTTACTTCTTTCTTGGCCGTGGAACAACGATTGGCTTTCATAAATTTTATTACGCAATTTGCAGCTAGATTGTTTTTTAGTGTATATACTTAGGATATTGCCTCTCTTCAAACTAATTTCCTGCAAATCACCTATGAGTTCATAGCATACAGACGCCACGCTGTCTTTACCTTTTTGCTTCCACCCATCACCTTTAACAAACGCATCCCATAAAATAGTGAGCAACCTTTTGGAAGCACACCGCATAAACCGAGGGACACGCTTATTGCTTCTGCCACCCCCACATTCCCTCTTTAAAAACTCCCATAACTGCCTTGATTGGATAACAAACCCGTCTTTATGCTTGCAAAAACCCCAAGGCAATTTAGCCACAAGTTCTTGTATCTCTATGTAATTCGCACTATTTTTTTCTGCCGACTGCGATATGTCTACCCGCCATTGTTGCCGTATTTTTAAATTTTGTGTGCAACACCCTTCCGAAAGGTACCACCCGACAAATTGAAAAAAGAGTCCAGCGTCAACTTGTAGCTCAGGCCAATAACTTTTGCCATGCCCCCCTACCACCTTTAGCTCAGGAATAGTTACTATTTTTTGATCTTCCCCTAGCCACTCAGCCGTTAACGGTATCCGATCATAGATAGACAAGTCTTTGGCTAATTTGAAAGAATGATTTGGCCTGTTATCTTTCCTCTCTTCTTTTACCACCATCCTATGTTTAGGGGTTACTAGAAACTCAGAAGACCTAACCGACAATTTAACCATTTTGCCTTTATACGGCCTTACTATTTTATCTGTCGGCTCTTGGAATTCTAACTTGCCAGAGATAGACCGTGTGGCTACTTTCTCATTTGTTACATCAACAATAAGCTTCCAGCCATCTTCCGTCAAAACCTCAGTATCACCAGAATAGCAATCCATGAGATGTGCTTTACCTGTCTTTTCATTCTCCCAAGTATAATTTTCTATTTCATCTATAAACCTATGGCAATCCCTAAACACCAAAAGCCCCGGCCTGAGATTATCTTTATCCCCGAACATGGGCTTTGGCAACAGTTTATCGTTGATAGTATACCATGCACCATCAAACTTATTGTTAGCTTCTATACACGGTATCCCACTACGTCTGAATTGCATTTGGACTGAAATAGATTGCCCCCTAAGTTTATCTATGAGTTTAGCATTAGGATCAATGAGGTACCTGTTTACAGGACAGTTTTTTTCAATGTGTAATAGCTTGTCTGTAATCTCTGGGATTGTGAGGTCCGGTTGAAACATCTCATGACAAACATACCAAGTTCCGTACTCATCAACCGCAAGCCAAAGAACACCAGTAGCAGTAGATGGATGAGGGTCAATAGCAGTATAAACTGTCCAGTGTCCCGGCACCGGGAACGGATCAATGAGATGGTTCTGCCTAGAGAATTTCCTATAGATAAGGCCAGACCATGAAACAAATTCGCCATCGTATTGCTCCGAGAAAGCCAACTCCGGTAATTCCTTTTTGGCCCGGTCATACTCAGCCCTGTCGAATGTGGGATTCTCAATTACTTTAAGGCCGATCTTCGCCCAATAATCGGGATCGCCATTAACCGCCGGGAGATAAAATCGTTTATAGAGCCAATTATACCCATGAGGAGTAGTAGGAATAATAACACGTCCTTTACGAGTACCGAGCCTAGCCCGTAAATACATGTCATAAGTTTCTTCTTTAAGCCTTGATCCTTCCGAGAGTATAAGCCAATCAATTTCTTCGCCCAAAAGAGCATCAGGGTTCTGCTCAGATTTTGTAAAGACTTCTGAACCCCACGGAAATAAAAGAGTCTGAGGGCCGGGAGTAGTAAATGAAACATTGAGTTCCCTTTTTGTTTTAAACCCCAACTTGTTTACTATGGCGTCAAATATGTAACGAAATTCCTTACTTGGCTGATCATAGCTAGGGCCGACTATCCAGCCCCTAGTACCCTCCTTAAGAATGTCTGGAAGCACATCGTATGCCCCACATAGAGATTTCCCGAAACGCGCACCGGCCCCGATGAATTTAAATCGAGCGTTGCTTTCGTGAAGCTCACGTTGAGAGGGGGAGGGAACATATTTGAGAGTTTTGTATAAGGCTTCTTTTACCTTATCCATTCAATATTTTCCAATAGGTATTTCCGAATCTCTGAGATTGCTTTCATATCCTCTAAGGCAGAGCATACCCAGAACAAAAGATTGTCCTTACTTTGCATGGCTATTTTAATCCTATCCTCTAAAAAGTCAATCTCTCTCTCTAGACACTGCGCTGGATCATCTCCCACAGACATTGCCTCCAACCAAAGGTTTTGCGGGGTCATGGCTCAAAATATATGTACGGTTTATCACCGCACTTCTCCGCGAACTGCATGCTAGGTCTTTGGAAATAAAGGCCGAAAGAGCCTTCACCATCACCGCCTAGTTCCCTATTCTTACAGCAGTTCACAACACAATCATATTCCAATAGTAACTTTTGAAACTTAGGTCCGAAACACTGGGTATCATAACACTCTCTGTATTGGTCCTCTTTCTTCTTATTACGCCAAATAGAATACACATTATCAGGTAGATTAGTTAATTCAGACGCCCCGGCCACATCCATCTTACCCGGTCTTTCCTCCTCTGACTCCCCTTTTCTCGCATGAGCCACAATATTTATATTCACATTGTACTGTTGAGCATAATCCTGCCATTCATCCATGAATTTCTTCTGTGCATCACAGTCTTTAGGAGGAATCCCACACTTCATGAGGCTATCTATCACAAAAAATGTGGCCCCAAAGCGTGTTCTGGCTTGGTTGAAGATGATTTTAAGGTTTTTGAGACTGCCAATGCCCGTTTTATCGTAGACGAATACCCGTTTCCCTAGCCACTCCATGCATTTTTCAATTTCCTCCTTAGTTGGGTCTACTTTGCCAAGGGCTTGACGCACCATCCGGTACAGATTCTTAACCGCTGGCATCTCGAATGAAGCTAGAACTGATTTTCTACCTATCACCCCCTGTTCTAGAATACACTGATTCAGGAAAATAGACTTGCCATGCCCGTTGTACCCAGACCATAG